CTCTGATAGAGATGACAAAGCACCCGAAGTTGTTGACGTTTCTGTAAATGATTTATCTGAGAAATTTTTGTTCACTTCAAAACGTGCAATGAAAAAAATATTTGCAGGTCACGAAATGGCACCAGAATTATTCAACATTAAATTTGATGAATCATTTTTAAGTGGTAGCCCCGATTTATTAATTTTACAAGAACTTTTTGTTAAAGGATATATCGAACCTAGACAAGCTGACTTATTAGAATTTTTATCTTATTTATCATTCTTAAAAACTGGTGAATATTTAGAAATGATGTTTGAGCCGATTAGTTTAATTGGTGCTGATTTATCAAACGATACTGATTTAAGTATAGCAGAACGCAGAACATTAAAAGGATATCAAACTGACGAAGCTGCAACAAAGCCACAAGCGCAAGCTGTTAACGATGCTATAAACGCATTAAGTCCATTGGTAGCAAATAAAGTTTTAGAGTCAATGAGTCAAGATGAAATTAGAGCGTTGGCGTCTTTACCACCTAAAAATGCAATGACTAATATAGACGGAACTCCAGTAATAGATGTTAATGGAATGCCAGTTGCTGCAACAAATTCAACCTCAACAAATGATAATTTAACAGGGCTTAGTGCAGCAGATAATGCGGATATGTACCGTATAGTTAGAGATTACAGCAAAGGTAAAATAAACGAACATTTAGCAGTTACTAGATTAACCGCTTACGGTATTGATGAAACGCAAGCTAAAAAAATATTAGGGATTGAAGTTAAGATGAGTAGTGATGTTGACACTGTTTTAATGGCACTATCACAATGTGGACGTATTGAAGACCCCACAACTTATACAGTAATTAAAAGAGAACGAGTAAAAAGTTCAAACGAAGCATTAAAATATGAACGTCAAATAATGAAGTTTGCTGATGCTTTAGTTATAAGTGTACAAGAACTAGATAATGCTATTTTAACAGCTTTAAAAGGCAATCCAACACTTACTATTGATGAGATAGCAACTACTCTTAAATACGATGCTATTAAGGTTTCTGAGTCTATTGCACGTTTAACTAAAAATGGTTTCTTAGACGACACTATTGATGGATTTAAACCTACTCAAAAGGCATTGGATAAACCAACCGAACCGATTGTAAGTAGAGAAGTTTATACTGTTTATAAATACGAAGTAAATGAGGATAAACCTCGTTTATTGCCTGGCGGTAAATCTAGAAAATTTTGTTCAAAATTAATGGACTTAGGTAAAGAATATACATTCGAAGAGATTGATGGAATTAGAATAAAAGGGGTTGGTGCTAATATGTCGGGTAGTAATATTTGGGACTATCGCGGATCATATTATACATGGCCTAAAAATAGTTCAGAGCCTGGCCGTAGAGATCCCGATTGCAGACATTTATGGATGGCCGAAACTAGGGTACGAAATAAAGAAAAGAAAAAATAAACAATGGCTGACGTTTTATTCATACAAGAAGACTACTTTAAAAAATTAGCGGGTGTCGATGGCAACGTGGATTGGAAAAAATTAGAAAGCACTATTATTATGGTGCAAGATATTTATATTCAAAAAATATTAGGCACGCAATTATATAACGATTTAAAGACTAAAATAATTGCAAGCCCAACAATGGCTTTATATCCAAATGAGAAAGCACTTATAAACGATTATATTGCAAAGGCTTTATGTTGGTACGTTAAAATGGAAGCATCACCTGACTTTAAATTTGCTTATCAAAACAAGGGAATACAAGTAAAAGGTTCAGCGGATTCAAGTTCAGCGGATATTAGTGACGTTAAATTCTTAATGGATAAATGGCGCATTCATGCTGAACGTTACGCTCAATTAGTGACTGATTATTTAATTGAAAATACAGCAACGTTCCCTAAATATTTAGAAACAAGTAATACCGGCATGAATCCAACTGTACGTAATTACACAAACGGTGTGGCCATGCGTGGTGACTTAGATTTTGGTAATGAAGAGTTTAATCGTTTTAACTATTGGAGAAGACACGAAGAGTAAATGATAACACTTAATCAAGATATAGAATTATTTAAAAACTTCGCTTTAAAACACAAAGGCATAAACTCCTTTTACTTTGGAGACGAATCGGAAGCGGACACAAACGTAGAAATAGTTTATCCTTTTATGAATGTAATTTTACAGGGTAGTAGTGTTACTGACAATGTAGTTAGTCGCAAGTATATGATTGTAATTAGTGATTTAGTTAACAAAGATATAAGCAATATTAACCAGGTGCTTAGTGATACTGAGCGTATTTGTTACGATGTGCCTAACTACCTTAGACAAGTTAGCAATAGTAAGTTATTAGGACCGTTTAAATCTGATATGAATATTTCGTTAACGGATTTTACTGAGCGTAACGATGACGATGTTAGTGGACACTTTTTTGATTTGACAATTAGTTCTGCAATGGGTAACGATGGGTGCAATTTACCTATTGATAGCGGTAACATCTTAGATAATAATTATATTTATGTAGGTGGTAATATAAATCAAAATGTAGGTACGTTCCAAGTTTTGATACAAGACCAAAACGGTAACACTTTACAAACTTTTACAACTAGCGGCACTTATACCGTTGAGGTGTTACAGCAAATAATTGACACAATAAATAGCAATACAGCAACAATAATAGATCCAATAGTTTAATGGCAAACGTAGATATAAGATTAGGTTATAAAGATAGTGCATGGTTTACAGCCAATGCAACGCTTGTATTAAAGGTGGGGCAAATGGTTTACTTGCAACAAACAGGCACTTATAAAATTGGTGACGGAACTACTCAACTTAGTGCTTTATCTTTTTTAGGCTCTGGCAGTTTTGTGCCTTATACAGGTGCAACAAGTGATGTTAATTTAGGTGAGTTTGGTATTCAATTAGGTAATTTAGAGTTTGATAATACACCAACTAATATACCAACAACTGCTGGTAGTGTAGTTTGGAATGATACAGATGGAACTTTAGATTTAAAATTAAAAGGTGGCAATGTTACTTTACAAATCGGACAAGAGCAAGTTGCAAGAGTAGTTAATAAAACAGCAACAAACATTACTTTATTAGAAAGTAACTATCAAGCTGTACGAGTTACAGGGGCGCAAGGGCAAAGATTAAAAGTAGATTTAGCTTTAGCAACAAATGATTTATTAAGTGCTGAAACAATTGGTTTAGTAACGGAAACAATAGCGAATAATCAAGAGGGTTTTATAACGACAAGCGGATTAGTAAGAAATATAAATACAACTGGTTCACTGCAAAGCGAAACTTGGGCGGATGGAGATATTTTATATTTAAGTCCAACAACTGCTGGTAATATTACAAATATAAAACCTATTGCACCAAATCATATAGTTATTATTGGTTATGTAGTTTATGCTCATATAACTCAAGGAACTATTTTTGTTAAGGTTGATAATGGTTATGAATTAGATGAGCTTCATAATGTTTTAATAAATAGTGTAGCTAACAACGATGTTTTAACTTACGATAGTTCGACAAGTTTATGGAAAAATAAACAAAGTAATTATTTACAAATTGTATCAAAAGATATTACTGATAGCACAGCTTTAACAGGAACAACTGCTATCACTTTAATGAAGTCTATACTTATACCCGCCAATACTTATGCAACTGGTGACGTGGTTAAGATATTAAATAGAGTCATTAGAAGTACAGTAACAGGAACTGCTAGTAATTTATTCTACATTAATACAACTAATAGTTTAACTGGTGCAACTCTTGTTGGTACTCAGTCCGCAGCTTCAAGATACTATGCAAATGAACGTAATTTATATATTAAGTCAACAACTATAAGTGAAACTCTTGATGTTGCTACTTCACTTAGTAGTGATGCAAATGTAGCTTCAACATCTGCAAATAGTAATTTAAACATTGATTGGTCAGTTAATCAATATATTATTGCAGCTTTTCAAAATGCAGCGGTGGGTAATAGTACGGTAATGAGTTCACTAATTTTACAGAAAATTTAATGGAAAATTTAATTAAAATAAATAATACAATTACTTGGCGAAATATTGAAAACGCTGAAATAATTGATGTGCAAAAATTAGACGAAATGGCTTTGCATTTAACGTTAGCAGATTATGGTACTTACTATTTTGATTATCCAAATACTAGCGTAAACGGAATAAATTATAAAACAATAGACGAATTAATATTAATACTAAAAACAAAATAAAATGGCACAGGAAATAAATGACACAATGATTAATCGCATAGGCGGTTTAAATGGTTCAAAAACAGTAACAGGAACGGGAGCGGTTACTGCAATTAATTTTTCACAAATTTATGTAAGAGAAGCAACTGTAATAGCAACGTTAACGGGTACTGATTTAACAACTGGTACAACTAGCAATCTATTGACTACATTAGGAATTAGTGCTGTTAGTTTATTAGCGGGTGAGTTACACGTAGTACCTTACGGAACTAAAATAAGCGCAATTACTTTAACAAGTGGCTCAGTAATTCTATACTAATATGATAATAGGCAAAGCAATAAGTCCGTTTGCTATTAAGCGTAGGAATGGCGGTGGTGGCACTGATGCCGATGCGCAAGCGTTTATAACGGCTAGCGGCATAAGTGGCACAAATGCGACTGCAATTAATCAGTTAGTTA